ATCCTATGGTAAGTGCGTAGCACTTATTTGGTCGCGCGTAGCGCGGCGCGGCTTCCTACGGAACTGGGGTGCTAAACACGGAGGTTGAAAGGCGTCTTGGTCTGAGTCAACGCCTGCTGGAACTCTGGGTTGTCCAAGACGTGTTGACGTATCATTGGCCATAGGTTTGGCAATTTTGAGATGAAATCCAAATTCTCAAACTTGCAATCGTCATTCTCGTCGTAATTTTTGCGGAAAGGAACTATGTTTGTGTCCATCTTGGTCATTTCCTCATTGAATCTTTTGATTATATGGCGCTGCTCTATAGCCGTCATTTGCATGTTGAATACATAGACGTGGTAATGATTCAGGACATCCACGCCATCCTCCACGTCCCTGGGCTCTGGCGTGTCCGTCAAAAACTTGAAGTAGGAGTATGAGCCCCTCTTCAGGTTTATGATTCCTCGTGTTTCTTCTTCGAGTTCACGAACGGCACACCGAAGTGGGTTGTAAATCTCGCGTCGGCGACACCCGCCTGTGACAAAAGTCCATTCACGGTATCTTCTGTCGTGCACGATGAGAAAGTGGGGAACTTCATTCACTATGCTTACGGGTATGGCGATTGCTTTGTGCCTCTCTCGAGGGACTCTGGGTAACATCGTCACCTTCTGGTATTTCAGGATCAAAAAAGTCACGCAGATTTCCCGTACGTGGGCTGTAAGTAATCAAAAACAAGAGGCCTATCAGCAATACCCAGTGCCAGAGTTGCATGGTTGATATATAACTTTTTAATAAAATGACCTAGGTACCGTGCTATATGCAAAACGCCGTCTAACTGGCGTACAAAAGAGAGCCGAGCCCATTCTGGATGCGGAGCACGTTATACGACACGGCATACAAAAATGTGCTCTTGATGAGTGCGCCGATGGTGATGGTGGGGGGCACGACGATGCGGTAGGTGTCCAAACGGGAGAAGTTCAGGGTTCCTGTGGGCTGGAGCTTGGAGGTGTCGAGGCAGTAGCTGATGATGCCGACGTTGGCGGTACCGGCATCCACACCGTTGGGCAGGTAGCCGAATGGCGTATTGTAGTACTGGGGCAGCTCCACAAAGGCGGACAGGTGGCGGAACTCGCCAACGTCCACGCCGTTCACCTGGGTCTTGAGCATGTGATCCTTGACCAGGGCCGAGTTGACACCCAGAGCTCCGTAAGTCTGGGCATAGGAGTTGCTGGTGAAAGCCAGGAACTTGACGGGCTGAGCCAGTGCCAACTCCTGCATCGTCTGGGATGCCAGAACGATCGTGCGCTGCACCTGGGTAATCAGCAGGTCCTGGGGCGTGTTGGCAAAGTAGTCGCGCTCGGCCTGGTCCAGGTAGGTGAAGCTGCACCACGCAATGTACTGCAGGGTGTTGTAATTTGCGGAGTTGGCGTTGCCATTGAAGTTGGTGACGGCTGCCAGGTTGGTCGACCAGGTGATGCGCAGCTCCACATCGTGGAACTGGAGGGAAACCAGAGGGAGAGACACGGACCAATCCTTGTTGAAGAAGAACTTCAGGGGGTAAAAGCCCGAGATGGAGTTGTTGGAGCTCAGGTGGTTACCAGCGTTGCCAACCAGGGAGCGCTGACTGTAGTTCTGGGCGCCAGTCACTGGCTCAATCTGGCTCGAGTAGGTGACGTCCTGGGTGTCGATGACCTGGCCGCCGATCATGAACTCCACCTTGTCAATCACGTTGGACCAATTGACAATTGGAATCACGGAGCCGTTACCGTCACGAGCCGTCAGGTAAATGTAGTTGAGCAGGTCACCCTTCTTCTCGAAACGGATGGTGGAGATGCCGCCGGCGATGGGGGCGCCCTGGATCACCTGACGCTCCAGTGAGCTGGCGTAGTGGGTGTAACGCCGGTAGCTTGAGCGAAAAAATGAAACCTCGGGCTTCCCCGTCAGCCAAGCGTCCTGAGCACCAGTTGCGACAAGTTGAACGATACCACCGCTCATTTTACAATTGGTTTAGATTATTTTAGACGGCTGAAAGGGGCGGAAGGGCGATGGGATTTTTCTCGAGCTGCTGGATGGCAACGTCAAGGTACTTTGACGAAGCCAGAGGGTTGAGTCTGTCCTTCTTCTCATCAAATCGGTAAAACTCGGCACCCAAATAATTCTGGAAGCGCCCCCCGTTCATATGGGAAACTGGCACCGGTTTAGACTCGGCACGGAGGTTCGTCATGGCGCCCACCTGATTCACTGGGTCGTTGCGCACGTTCATGTTTTGACCGTTCCCTGCACGATCCGGCTTGGAGCGGTAGTCGCTGCTGCGGGTAAGAGACTTGTCGGTGTACGCCGCCTCGCCACCCGAAGCGTAGGGCTGAGACACATTGTACTGCGCTGGACCAATCGAGAGGGTGTCGTTGCGCGTCGTCTGCTCGTCACGAATGGTGGTGCGAGCCGTCTTGAGAAACTCTGGGCGGCCCTCCGCGCCTGTGACCGCGCCACCCTGACCCTGTGCGCGGCCCTCGGCGGGATCACGGCGCCACGCCTTGGAATCCTTGGCCTGGTGCGTCACCTCACCAATCCCACCAGCACCTCCGCTCTTGACGAAGGAATCGGCGGGACCGCTGCGGCCCTCGAGCGTCGTGAGGCGCTCCTCGTTGATGTTATTGGGCAGCACACGGAAGTACTGGTGGAAACCACCGGCGGCGTCCACGTTAGAACCAACGCCCAGACCGGGGCCGACGCGACGGCGCTCAATTGGCTGCAGGTTATTCATTTTGTTCGTCACATACTGGCGATTATATAGATCATACACGGGCTGACCGAATGGAAAGCGATTCGCATCTGGCGTGGTGTCCTGAAGGTTGGGCACCGCATCCTTTGGCTGGAGACGCCAGTCACCGATGCGACGACCGAGGTTCGGGGTCATGATTTTGAGATCAAATGCATCCTTGGAGTGATCACGAGCATTCGCCGCCAGATCAATATCACGACGGGTAATTGGCCGAGTGGTTGGCAGTGGTTTGCGCCCGACTGGCTCTTCCTGGCCATCCGAGAGACGCTTACCGGCAAACACAAGACCTACAATTGCAGCCAAAGCGAGAGGTTCCATCGCTAGTTATGAGTATGTACTATTTTTTTTACTTCTTTCCCATGTAACGCTGAACAAAACGAGTATTCTGATCATCTGCATACGTGCTGATGGGATCCCAAGACATCACTCGCTGTGGGATATTCACATACGAGTTGGGAAAGTCGTAGGTTTGCTCGGACCAGCCCTTTTTGGACGCCGTCGTCGTCTGCTCACGCAGGTACGAACTCGCGTCGGCCAGGTCCTCGAGCAGCACGGTCGCCGGTCCCATGTGAACATTGGGCTGGAGAATAACAGGGGCCACATCAAGACGTGGCATTCTTAATTTTAGTTGCGAAAAAAACCAGGCTTACCGACCATTACCACCACGCATCTGAGTACGCTCTGGGAAATGGAACTGTGAATTGTCGATATCACACGCACGGCCGCCCTGGTCCTTGCACATTGGAGCAAACTGTTTACCGTATGCGGCGGTCGCAAATGCGTTCTGATCGTTGGGAATGGTGGTTGATGCCGTCGTGTAAAAGTTGCGCTCGGCGTCGCGCACACGCTCGAACGGGTGGATGGTGCTCCATGCCGCCTGAACATCGCCACGGACACTTGGGTACCATGCGGCCGGTGGACGATCTGGATTGTCGGTGTATTCGCTCATGAGCACATTGCCCATCGGGTTGGTGACGGTCGGAAGCGTCACCTCGTCGCGCAGAATATTTGGGACGCGGCCGTCGCCATAGGCTGGGCGAAGGAGGCCGTCTGAAATCAGATTCGATGTCCACATGTAATAAAGAACTCCAAGGGCGAGTGCACCGAGGGCGAAAACACGAGGATCACGGTTGATCAGGTACACCACAATTGTAGCGTAAATTATGAATCTGGACGTCGCCATGACCCGCTGTTTCGCCGACTGTCGAGCTGTCGGCCAAAAGTTCAGGAGTTCGCTCGTCTTGAAAATATCTTTCACGTCCATTCTGTTGTTTACTGAGAAATCTTTTTCGTAGGCTTACGCTTCCCCTTGCCCCCCTGTACTGGGGGTGGTGCACCGCCAAGCATTGCGGCGAATGGGTTCCCAGCGCCGCCGCCGCCCCCGAGCATCTGGGCCAACATGCTGTTCATGCCAGACATGAGCGCAGCCTCGTCGAGCTGTCCATCCGGGTTCTTCTTCATGTTTTTGGCGCAGTTCTCGGCAGCCGACTCAATCATGCTCAGCGTCTCTGGTGGGAACATGCTGATCGTGGTGCCGAGCATGTAGAGGGTCTGAAAATACTGCCAAATAGCCGCCTTGGTGTTTTCACTGCACTCTGCGGTACTCCAAATAACGTGGAGATTCAGATTTGCCGCAATCGCATTGTCCTCACAAAAGAACGCGGCATCATCCTTTGCCATCATCTGACTGGACCAAACGGAAATATCCTTCATGAATTTGTCAAACGAGGCGCGATTCATTGGAGTCGCCTGGGCTTCTTTAATCTTGGGCTCATCGGGGAAGGTCTGCGCGAGTTCACCGAGGAACTGACCCATCATCTCATTGAATGCAGAGAGGGTGGTCATTTGTACTTTAATAGGTTTTCTTCCTTAAGTTAGTATGGTTCTTTCATAATTGCCTCGTGAGATCCTTGGCCCTGGCTGACAATAAAGTAAACCAAAAGTGCGACCATGAATGCATTCTTGAAATAGTCAGAGTTTTTCACCTTGCCCTCGTTGTTCATCTTCGCCTTGACGAACACGTACCCCACGACGACGGCACCGGCAATGATGGCGGCGCTAAACGGCTCCTTGAAATAGTGATCCATCGTACTATTAGTTTACAACATCTTATTTATGTTCTTTACGCGCCGAGCTTTTCAATTTTTGTAGGCGCGTCATCAAACAGCGTCTGCTCTGGAATGGCGGGGGTGGTTCCAGGCACCGATGGGGGGGTGAGACCGTCCGTGGTGGTGACCATTGTGTCCACCCCCCCTGGAGTCTTGCCAAACTCCATACCGCCTGTACCGGCCGCGTCGTTGGAGGTGGGCATGGCGTTCATGTCGTCCTGAATTTCGGGAATCTCCTCCTCTTCCATCTCGGGGGTTTCCTCGTCTTGGTCCATGTCAATGTCTCCACCGGATTCAGGGAGAGGAAGGTACGTGTTTAGAATCTCCGCAGTCGGCACGAGGTCTTCGATGACGAGGCAGATGTGCTTGTGGAAGCGCTTGTTCATATCCTCGTTACGCTCAGATTCGTTGTTGTTCTCGCTGATGATGTAAGGGCTCTCGTAGAGGTCCTTGGCGCAGGCCTCGTAGCACCGCTGGACAAACACGTCATTTGCCGGGAGCTTGATGCTAATCTTCTTGGACTTTCTGTCGGTTCTGATGGCGCTCAGAATTTTAACGTGAATCACAAAAACAGCCGCAATGAGGTTTGGGAACAGGGACTGATTCTTGATGATCGCCTCTGTATTTTTGAGTGAAATTGAAGAATTCCACGTCTTGACTCCCCGAAGGAGCTCCTGAAAGACCCGCGTCGTGTTCTTGCCCTGGGACTCCTTCTTGGCCTCGAGCCAAATCTCCCAAAAGGCCTCGATCATCACGGGGATCATGGCGTCACAAAGTTTTTTGGTAAAACGGCGCTCGGATTCGTTGAGGATATCCATTGTTAAATGCGGAGCATTTATTTGCACGTGAAGAGCCGCATCATCCCTTCTTCGTGATCCTCAACTTCTGAGCCGTCTTTTGAAGGTTCACGAGACTGGGCAAAAATATACCAGGGTCTGCCATCTCTGCATCGTCGTCCTGTTCAGGACGAGTGTTTCTCCAGGTCACCTTGAGATCTAGGGGTCCGACCAGGGCCACCTTATATC